ATGTTCCAACCGCATTTGATGTTGTCCACGATAGGACTCGAGTTATTGTACTAACTTTAAACAAAAAGTCCAATGACATTTCATCTGCTCCTGAAGGATAGATATCTTCTAACAATTCAACCTTATTGTCGTTGGTGGCAGCTAGTTTAAAACTAGGGTCAGCACCATCACAATTCGGAAAGAAATGATTATATTGGCGTACCATATAATGAGGAGTATCTAAGATGTTTGGTTTAGCATACCCTAAAGCTCCTGCTAATCTACTCATTACTCTGGTAGCCCATGATACGGGTCCCGCAACGGCAGATATACCAGGAATACCTGACACGGATCCTGCCATTGTTGAAATAGTAGATAAAGCATTGGATACTGGTCCATCTCCTAATTTTTGAACTTCTTCCTCTGAAGGAGGTCGTTTAAATGTTTTGGAAGCAAATCGCTTCTTTGACCTGGGTCCCTGAGGTATAGACGGTGCAGCCATCTCAAAATCTTCCCAAGATAAGTACATGTTAAGATCAACAGCTGTTTGACCAGAAGCTCCAGTTCGAAGAGGGGATAATACATGAATAAAATAATCCCCCCAATCATAATTGTTGGTTTTAATGTCGTACCAATCGGCAGGTGCAATAAAGGGTATTTTTAGTACAGCTGTTGTTTCTCTGCAAGATAGTTCGACACCAGGTAATTGTCGCAGAGCAGCCAAATTCAAAGTACGTGCGGTGTATAAAGGAACATTAGATGCGTACATTTGAGTACCCATAGGCAAGTAAGAAACATAAATTTTCCCAGCCTGAAACGGATTAGCATTCACTTGAACTCGTAATACGGCTGTACCGCGCACTAAATTAAATCCAGCATATTTATTGCTCCATACGGTATTGCTTACAAGTTTACCTGCTATTCCTCCACTAACCAGTGATGCTCCAGAAGCAGAGGCAGTGGTCCAACTAACAGAACCTATCAGTTGTGGTTTAGCAAAGAAATCCCTCATAGATTGATCGATAATTGGTAAATTATCAACATGTTGAGTTATTCCTTCAGCGGTATTGACATTAGCATCTTCCACAAAAGTAGTTGTTCTATCTGAATGGATCATGGTAGTGTCAAATTCTCCAATGCCAGCACTGGATGCCTGGCGTAATAATGATGTTGTTGTTTTTTCAGCAAGTGAATTCATTCAACAAACTACTCCACTTAAAGTAGTTCGTCTAGTTAGGGTCTTGGATTTCGGCGTCAGCCACGGCATCCTAGAAATAAGAGTAAAAACTCCACCGTTTGTCTATCTTGTTTGATTCGGCTTAATCTTGGTTTATCTAACATTTATTCTAAGAGCTATTCATAACAAGTCTATAACAGAGCCTTCGACTAAGGTTGTGTTTCCTCTTTAGTATTCACAAGTGGTAGATCGATAAGCTGCAAAAGCAGTTTTTCGAAATAGAAAGTCCACACGAATACCCAGTTCTCTACACTCTCTAATAAGAGGAACAACATACTGTTCCCATATAGAGGGAGGATGCGCAGAGAACTCTTTGATACAAAAATTGACTGTATCAGGAATAGCCTCTGGAGGGGCTCCTTTTTTTGTCCACATTACCATTTCTAATAACGTTTCGATAACAAGGGCTCCACACCATTGACCATCCAAATCATGGATACGAAAATGTCTCTTCAGATAAGTTCCTTCCACCAGTTTACGATGAGTATATTGAGTGTCGGATTTATCTTCTGGAGTATATTTCATACCCACCAACTGAAACCTAGTAGTTAGAGTTGTCTGAGAAATTACTTTAGTTAATTCTAATGGTATAGATATAACTGAATCATCTCCAAAAGTTTGATTAACAATCTTCCGAATAGGTTCTAATTTTCCACGTTCCTTCAGTGTAAAAGTTTCAGGTTCAACTAAATGGCTCATTTCTACATAGGTAATAGTCACTTGATTATTCAAAGAATTCAAATGGGCAGTTCCAGGTAAACCAGAAACCATACCACCATTATAGATATAAGTTTTTGTCACCTCATCCCATGTTAATTTACCCTCTATCTCATCCATTTTAATATTTTCATTAAAAACTCCAATGTGAATTGAGTGAATAATAACATCCTTCAAAGCTTGACGTATCATACGATCTTGCTCAGTGGAATTGTAATAGTACTGCTCTGCTAAATCAAAAACTCGAGTCTGTACCTCAGGATGAGTTGATC